TACCTCTAGCGGAGGCATGTACTATGCTGTTGGCGTTGGCAGTAATCTTGCTGGCCGTGGTGGGGATCTTGTAATTATTGACGATCCACACTCCGAGCAGACGGCGATGTCCGCCAACGGCTTTGATGATGCGTGGGATTGGTACACTGGGGGCCCCCGTCAGAGGCTCCAGCCGGGTGGGTCGATTGTTTTGGTTCAGACCCGGTGGTCCGAGAAAGATATGACGGGGCAGCTTCTTCGTGCGATGGCTAAAGACCCCCTAGCGGACCAGTGGGAGGTTGTGGAACTTCCAGCTATTTTCAGCGACGACAAGCCGTGCTGGCCGGAGTTCTGGTCTATGGAAGACTTGACTGCGGTTAAAGCATCTATTCCTCCGAGCAAGTGGAACGCGCAGTATCAACAGAACCCGACTGGCGAAGAGAATGCGATTATTCCTCGCGAGTGGTGGAATAAATGGGAAAAAGAAAAAATCCCCAACCTTGAGTATGTGATACAAAGTTATGACACGGCCTTTAGTAAGCGGGAGACTGCGGATTATTCTGCCATAACCACGTGGGGTGTGTTTCACCCCGAGGAGGTAGGGGGTCCCCCGGCGCTTATTTTGTTAGACAGTCAGAAAGGGCGCTGGGATTTTCCGGAGTTAAAACGTATTGCTTTTGAGCAATATGAATACTGGGACCCCGATACTATTGTGGTCGAAGCCAAGGCTTCTGGCTTACCGCTTACGCACGAATTAAGAAATATGGGAATACCGGTTGTTAACTTTACGCCGAGCAAAGGAAATGATAAGATAACCCGAGTTCATTCTGTATCGCCCTTGTTTGAGGCGGGTATGGTCTGGGCCCCAGATACCGTCTTCGCTGACGAGCTAATCGAAGAAGTGGCAGCGTTTCCTAACGGGGAGTATGATGATTTGGTAGACAGCATGACACAGGCTTTGATGAGGTATCGTCAGGGAAATTTTGTTCAGTTGCCGACGGATGATTGGGGCGATGAGGAAAAAAACGTAAAGGTTAGGGCGTATTACTAATGAACAACTATGTGGTAAGAATGGCGGATGGCGGTATTATTGGGGGGCTTGACCGGCTTGGAACCTTGTCGGGGAACGTAAAGCAGGCTTTGAGTAATATCGTTTATGGCGGTGGCGGCCAAGGTGGTCAGTCTTCCGCACTTGGGGATTTTAGTTTGGGTAGCCAGCAGCCCTCTTTTAACCAGCTTCCTCCTCCGCTCCCCTCCGTTCAAGGCCCAATGGTGGAAAACAACCCCCGGGGGGCCCCGATTACCAGTCAACCTATGTTTGAACCGTATGGCTTTGAAGGTGGCGCTATGTCTCCGCCTGTTCCCGGCGACTTTTCGTCAAACATTGAAAGCGAGATGTCTACGGACTCTCCGTATTTCAATATGTCGGGCACAGGTCCGATGCCGCCCCTTCAGACTATTGAGCCTTCCCCTGAACAGCAGCACCGCCTTAATGCTTTGGGGATTAGGCCGGGTTTAGGGGTTAATTCGCCCAACTACGCCTCTAACCCACTGGGTATTGCCAGTGTTTTTCAAAGGGCTCTGAGATTTGGGCATGGCGGAGCGGTATCACTAGGCGCGGGAGAACCGGGCTACGTGGACATGGGTAGCCTGTCCATGAACGATATGTTCGCGGTTCCTTCCCAACCCGGGGACGAGTACTACGTTGGTGAGTTTCCCGGCCGCGTATACCGCGAAGGCGACCAGATCACTGATCCGTACTACGAGGGGCCCGAATATAATTTTGAAGCCGAAGACCCGCGGCGCTTCGACCTTTATGAAGACAGCGGGCAGTTTGCACCGCCGCTCACGGATCAAGGTATCATTCCGTTTGACGAAGAAGGTCGTGCGCGGCCCACGTATCCTAGCTTTCAGGAATACATGGAGACAGACGACTCAGGTAACGTAGGTATAATGGCTAGCCTTGGTAAAGACGAGGACACCACCGGTCCCCTGCAAGTGGACCCGGATTACTCGGGCATAGAAGGTTTTGACATATACAAGGGTCTGGCCCCGGAGCAGTTTAAACGTCGCCGTATACAAGACCAACAGTTTGATAAAAAACGCGGTTTTAAGTTTGGTCAAATGGTTCGTTTAGATGCTATGGATAATAAGCTAATGAAGATGGGGGGAGCCTCCCCGCAGAGCTTTAGCCCGGAGGTAGCGGACCAAATGTATAGTATTTTGGGGCGCGACGTTGGCTGATAATCCGGAAGATGATTTCGTTTCATACGAACCGCCCCCAGAAGGCGCGTACCGTGAGCTAGGCATTGGTGCTCTTCAGGGCGCGACAACGGATTTAGGCGGTTCTTTTGCTGACATTGGCGCGGCAACTACAGGCATAGCGTCTCAAATAGACCCCCGTTTGTTAAGAACTTCCCCTATAGCGTCTGCGTTGTCTGCCGCGAACCCTTACGCGCAGGCTTTTGTAAAAAAGTTTGGATCTGAAGCCCTTGGCTCACGGTTCTTTCCCGCTGCGGAGTCGGGTTTAGAAGACTATCGTGACTTAGGGCGTTTAGCTGGCGGGATTACGGGTGCCGGTGAATTGATCACGGCCCGCGGTGCTAAAGCTGTTTCAAGCGGCATACAGGACTTTATGCAGTATTTACCAAACGTGCGCTCACAGGCGGTAACCCCCGATGGTCAGCTAATACCCGTACCGGACGATGGATTACCAGACACCTCTGTCACGGAAATGTTGGCGTCTGCGGACACTCCGGGAATAAACCCACAATGGGTAAGGGGAATAAAGTACAAGGAGTCCGAAGCTCAGAAGCGTTTGGAAGCTGGTGAAGACCCCCGCAAGGTGTTTGAAGATACCGGTTTTATGCGTATTAATGTGGACGCAAGACCCGGCAGGGAAGCCGGTGATGCCCCGCTTGAAACCAAGATGGTTTTTGATATCCCGGATAATTTAAGTCAGATCAAGATAAGTAACATTTTGCCGGAGTCGGTCGGAACCAAGGTATCCGCTGAAGCATCCGCTGAAAAAATTATGGACGCTTTTGAAAACTTGAAAGACCCAAGAAACTTTTTTGTTGAGCGGGGACACCGGGGCGGTAAATACGGAAGAAGCGTACAGTTTAAGTTAAAAGATGTGATGGGCGAGGATCACCCACTTTTTGACGTATTCCCAGATTTAAGGGATGACATAGATGTCAGAATTATTGAAAAGCCATCAAAAGGGTCTGGCGGCCACTGGGATGATAGCACCAACACGATTGCTATTGGAGCGAAGTATTTAGGGGATGACCGGTACACGTCCACCTTGATGGTGCATGAAATAGCGCACGTGTTACAGACAAGAGGGGATTTGCCTAGAGGCAGTTCTCCGTTTTTGGTTAAAGAAAGCGTGTCTGGTAAATTGTTTGATAACTTTGCTCTCTATGAGAGCCTTAAAATGATAGACGAACCGGGGTACACGAATTTTAATCCGTATGAGTTTTTCAATGAGCTTCGGCCCAAAGGAGAAGCTAAGAATTTAGAAAAGCTAGTTAACGCTGCGCGTTTTAACGTAAAGAAGGCAAACCCAGAAGCCCCAGATAATTTAGCTAGAATGTGGCCGGGAAATACGAACAGCACCGCTCCTGTTAATTTAGATGAAATGCCTTATGCGAATGAAGTAAAAGCAGAGATGTATCGGCTTATTGCGGAGAAAGAGGCAAAAGCGTTTAAAGAGGCTGAAGCCTATAAGGCGCTTGGTATTGACATATACAGAGAAAAGGACGCGGCAGGGTCTTTAAAGCAGGGCCCGTCTGCTCAAGGCAACTACATGAAGACGCGGGGCGAGTTTATGGCTCGTCTGCAAGAAGGGTATGCTTTGGCGACAGAGGGTATGCCGGTAAGTGAGCGCCGCAAGCTGTTTCCTATGGATGTAGCTATCAAAGGGGCTCGTTCAACAGAAGCGGCTCCGGGCGGAAGCAAGGGTATAACAGGCGGGTCTGTAGCTTATGAAAAGGAATTAGTACCCGGAAGGGGTGCTATGCGCGGGACACAGGAAATGGACTACAACGTAGGCACTGTACCGCCGTCCGAGATGGGCTTAGTTGATGTAGAGGGTCTGATTAACGTAAATAAGATACCAGAGGACCTTAAAAAGAAGATAGAGTACCCGCAAAAAGGACCCGCCCCTGCCTCGGCCCCTAAATCAACCGGACTGTTAGGCGGCGACAAACCGCAACGCTTTTACCACGGTACAGGGGCAGCGTATACAGAGTTTGATCCGGACGCGCCATATACTTTTGTGGCAGACAGTCCTGCTACGTCAGATTTCTATGCCATAGCCTCGGACGGAGACAGTCCCAATACGCGACCGGTATATCTTAAAGACGTAAACTTTTTTGACGTAGATAACCCAAATCACTTAAAACAACTTAGGGAAAGCGATTTCTATAAAAGCAATAAAGCTGAGTTAGATACGTTTGCCTCAAGAGAACAACGTGATTTTGTTGGGGCGATTGAGGCTGGTAACTATGAAACCATAGAGGATTCGGGAGTAGTAGACTGGATCAGATCGCAAGGTTTTGACGGTTTTACCACATATGAAATGGCTGGCAAAAACTATGCCGTGTTTGACGTAAACAACATCGTCCCCGGTGTAGCTAAGAAAAAAGAAGGCGGCGTAATAACATTAGCAGATACTGCGCGGAACATGTTCCGCGGCCCACGGGGCGTGGCGGCTCTTGCACCTATAGCTAGGAATATGAACCGGCCTATGGTAAGTTAGGCTAAGAGGAGAACACAGATGGCGCGTAAACCAATTGGCGGTTTGATGGACACGAATGTTCCGTCGCAGCTTGATATGGACGATTTATCGGCTGAAGTGGAGCTAGAGGTTCCCGGCAGCATGGACAATGTCATATCTTTTGAAGGTATGGCGGAAGGCATGGATATTGAGATTTTGCCGGAAGACGACGGTGGCGTAACAATTGATTTTGATCCGTCTGACCAACGTGGCGAAAACGACGACTTCTACGCTAATCTGGCTGAAGAAATACCGGATCGCGAACTGTCCCGTATTTCGGGTGAATTGTTAAGTGAGTATGATGCTAATAAAGCAGGAAGGCAGGATTGGGAAGATGCTTATGCAAACGGTCTTGAACTCCTTGGGTTCAACTACGAAGAGAGGACCCAGCCGTTTAGGGGAGCTTCTGGGGTTACGCACCCGTTGCTTGCCGAGGCGGCTACGCAATTTCAAGCGCAGGCGTTCAATGAGTTGCTGCCAGCCAGCGGCCCCGTGCGAACTGCTATTATGGGAAGTGAAACAAGAGAAAAGCAGGCTCAGTCGCAACGCGTAAGGCAGTTTATGAACTACTATGTCACGAGTGTAATGGAAGATTACACCCCGGACATGGATCAGATGCTCTTTTATTTACCGCTAGCGGGGAGCACCTTTAAAAAGGTGTACTATGACGAGACTTTAGGCCGAGCGGTAAGTAAGTTTATACCGGCGGAGCACCTTGTTGTGCCCTACGAAACCTCAGATTTAGACACCTGCCCCAATATTACGCAGTCTATCCGCATGTCTCTTAACGACTTGCGTAAAAAACAGGTTTCGGGTTTTTATTTAGATATTCCGGTTATCCCGGCGCAGAACGAAGAAACCTCTGTCAGTGATGAATTAGACCGCATTGATGGTGTGAGCCCAACTCAGATTGATTATGATTGCACTATTTTGGAGTGCCATGTTGATTTGGACCTTGAGGGTTATGAAGAAACCGATGAGAATGACGAGCCGACCGGTATTAAAGTACCCTATGTTGTAACAATTAGTTATGACAACGGCCAGATATTGTCTATCCGCCGTAATTATCGTGAAGAAGATGAGTTAAAGCGCAAAATTCAATATTTTGTGCATTATAAATTCCTCCCGGGCTTTGGTTTCTACGGCTTGGGTCTTATTCACACAATTGGCGGTTTGTCACGGACCGCCACGGCGGCACTGAGGCAGTTAATCGACGCCGGTACGTTGTCTAACCTCCCAGCGGGTTTCAAAGCCCGTGGGCTCCGTATCCGGGACGACGATGAACCGCTTCAGCCCGGGGAGTTCAGAGACGTGGACGCACCCGGAGGGGCTATTCGTGACAGCCTTATGCCGCTGCCATTTAAAGGCCCTGACCAGACTTTGTTTGCTTTGTTGGGCTTTGTTGTTGATGCCGGTCAGAGATTTGCGACCATCACAGACATGAAAGTTGGTGACGGAAACCAAAATGCTGCGGTCGGAACGACTATCGCGATGCTGGAACAAGGCTCACGGGTAATGAGCGCGGTGCACAAGCGCCTGCATTACGGCATGAAACAAGAATTTAAGATTCTGGCTCGTGTAATGAGCGAGAGTTTACCGCAGGAATACCCTTATTCTGTAGAGGGGTCGGACAATACTGTAATGCGTACTGATTTTGATGATCGGGTGGATATAATCCCGGTATCTGATCCAAACGTATTTAGTCAAGCGCAGCGTATTGCGGTGGCACAGACCAAGCTTCAATTGGCTGGTGCGGCCCCAGAGTTACATAACATGTACGAAGTTTATCGCGACATGTATGACGCACTC